TACGGGCTTGCGGCCTGCAACTCTCCACCGGTTATGGAACATATGTCAGCAACAAACTTGCACTTACAATGGGGCAGATAAAAGTCCAGACAAATACAGGTGTAACCCGATATTTGCTAATTTTTAACGGCTTAATTGTCGGTATTGCGTCAAGCAAGTATTCCGGCTATTACGATTACTCGGCATCAACCTACACAGGATAAGAAAGGATTAAGGTCATGGAAAAAATCACTCTTGGAAAGATTATCAACGCGCATCGCGCACTCGAAGAACACGCCGGAGAAAAGGTCGGCGTAAAACTCGCTTTCAAGTTGTTTCGATTCCGTAAGGAAGCGACACAGCACGAGGAGTTCTACGCGACAAAACTCGGCGAGATTGTTGAAAGATACAGTCTGAAAAACAAGAAAGGCGAAACACGATATGACGAGAAAGGCAACGCCCTCATAAATACAGAGAAAATCGACGAGTGCAAACAGGCTCTCGCGGAGGTCGAAAACCTCGAAATTGATAAACCGAACCTTGATTTCACTCTCGAAGAGCTTTCGGAGCTTAAGATGTCAATGAACGACATTGCCAGACTCGAAGATTTCATCAGAGAGGAGGAGTAAACATGGCTATCAGCGTACAGAACAGCCGAAAGGCAAAGGATAGCGACGACAGCATCGTGGACTTTCTCTGTGATACGGAAAGCGATGTAGCCGCACTTCCGACACAGAGGCGGAAAAAGGGAGGGCGCGTTGCGGCGACCGGCTCTACCGCAACCGTCATCACACCGCAGAGCGGCAGAAGCAACCGCAGAGTGCTCGCGTCCAACGGCGAGTGGATTGACTCGCCGCATAGCGTCGTCATCGACTGCGGAACCACAAGCACACACTAAATCAAGAAAGGAAAAAGACCTATGGATATTGTAAAGAATGTCTATGGCACGACCGCCGAATGGGCGGCAAACGACATCGTGCTGAACAAAGGCGAACTCGGAATCGAAAAGACTGCCAAAGGCGAACACAAAATCAAAGTCGGTGACGGAACGAGCGCATGGTCGGCTCTGCCTTACTCCGGCTCTACGCCGACCGAGATGGCGGGGAAAGCGGATAAAGTTTCCGGCGCAACGGCGGAGCATCTTGCCGCGCTGGATGCCAACGGAAATCTCAAAGACAGCGGTGAGAGCGTCGTGAGTCTTAAAGAGTATGTCGCAAAGGCAATTACCGACCTCCCGAACATCCGTCACTACGGCGCACGGTGGAACAAGACACAGGCGCAGATGACGCGCATGTATGACGCGGCATCATTCCCGACCGCCATCACCAATTTTGCGCATCGCGGGAGCGTAAACGCGAACTATTCCAACCCGTTCGACAGCATTTACCCGTGGGCAGGAATCAAACTGTGCAATATCAGTATCGACCTTTACCGCAACCTTGCCGCAGGAGACAGCATCACCAAGTGCGTAACAGCATGGGAGGGCGATGTGGATTTCTCCTACAACGATGTAAACGGTGTATGGAGATACCGCCCTGAATTTTGGGGCAAGAGTTGGGAGGACGATACATACCGCTATTTCGATGTGTCTGAAAAGGCAATCGGCTCGTATGTTCACTACCCTGAAGCAATCGTCGGACGGTGGCACGGCAGAAATGAAACGCGGACAATCGGAGACGCAGAGAAAAACTGTCTTATCCCGTCCGTTGGTATGCCGGGCAAACGCATTGCCATGAGTACCCTGCACACCTACGCGAAGAACTACGGAGCGACGCTTGACAGCATCTTTTCTGTCGATGCGGACACTCTGCTGTATGTCGTTGAATTTGCGACGATGAACACGCAGAACGCCATCGGAAACGGCGTATCGAACCTTTACCGGCAGTCGTCTGATTTGATTCAGGAGGACGCGACCAACAGCACGACCGTCAAGGTGCTTGCGGCGGCAGGAAGCGCGTATTGCATCCCCGGTGCAATCTTTGACATCGGTACATCGAACGGAGGCACTCAGGTTGGTTCGTTCATCGTGGTTTCGGCAACGCCGAATGTCGGAGACGCGCAGTACCTTGATGTTACGCTCGACCAAGCCGTCACCGTCACCGGCGCGAACTACTGGTCGGTACACGGACTTGTGAATGTTGCTGATGAAGCAATCGGGAGCAAATCCGGCTACATCGGGACAAACGGCAAGTGCAACGCCTACTATCGCGGCATCGTGATGTATGGCAATATGTGGTTCTACATTCTCGGTGCATACGAGAACAAGGATGACCACCATATCTGGATTGCGAACAGCGACGAGGAGGCGGACAACTACGACGCAATCGATACGACTGTTCACTACGATACGGGGCTTGTCTTGCCTACGGCGGGAGGTTACACCAAAAAGCTCGGACTGCTGTCCCGCTCCGGCTTGCTGTCGATTCCCGCGTTCTGTGTTGAGACAGGCGGAGACAGTAGCAATCCTGTCGGGGATTATTTCTACAACGGCGTGTACACATGGCATACCGTGCTTCTGCGCGGCGGTGGCGCGGACAGTGGCTCGTACGATGGTGCGTTCTCTGGTTACTGGAGCAACGCGGCGTCGCACAGCTCCTGGAGCCTCTCGGCGCGTCCCCGTCTCAAAAACCCCTAAGGGGGTTGCAAGGGGGAGCGCACTCCCCATTGCATAATCAAAATTAACCCTGCAACAAAAATGGCTGTTGGAGGCAAAGCGTCGGTTTGTTTCGGCTGTGGTCGTGCTTCTGCGCGGCGGTAACGCGAACAATGGCTCGAACGATGGTGCGTTCTATGGTAACTGGAACAACGCGGCGTCGAACAGCAACTGGAACATCTCGGCGCGTCCCCACTCTCTTGATACTCGTTTTTATGAAGCGTCAGCGTCCAACAGCCAAACCCCTTGGTATAAATAATTGCCGCCCCGCGAGGGGCAGGGACGCGGATTGGTAGGTTAAGTCTCGAAGACCCGCGCAGGCAAGAGAGAGGAGCATATACATCGTATGCCAAAAAGAATCGGATATTTGTATGAGAAAATGATAGCGCTCGAAAATTGCATTGAGGCGGAAAAGCGGATTGCAAAGAATAAGCCGAAGAACCAGATGGCGCGGCGCATTGCGAGGCAGGCGAAGAAGTACGGTCGGAGACTTCACGAAAAGTTTCTTACCGGAACGATTCAATTCCACGAGAACAGAGAGACGAATATCACGGACTCGTACAAGGGAAAAACACGGCATTTGAAAATACCATGTCTCGAAGACCAAGCGGTGGAAGCGGCATGGCTCAATATTGCTACCCCATATATTGAGAGGCGCAATTACTATTACAATTGCGGCTCAATCCCTAAAGCAGGACAAAGCAGGGCGGTCGATGCACTGAAGAAGTGGACGACCGAAATCAATGCAAAATACGCAGTCACAGCAGACATCAGAAAATTTTATGACACTTGTCCCCATTGGGTTGTTATGAGGGGCTTGCGGAGAATATTCAAAGACGAAAAATTCCTCGCCTACGCGGAACTGATGCTGAGCAACATGAGTGGAAACGGAATCGGGCTTGCCATCGGGCATCCGGTAAGCCATTGGTTTGCCAATGTAGCAGTCATGGAAATCGACCATGAACTGCGGCGGAGATTTCCCGATGTGCGGTTTGTCCGGTACATGGACAATTACGGGATGATTTGCAACAACAAGCGGCATTTGCGGAAAGCGTTCCTGTTCCTGAAAGCGGAAATCGAAAAACTCGGAATGCAGATAAAACACGACTGGCAACTGTTCCCCGTCAAAGCGAGGGGCATCATGTTCCTGTCGTACCGCATTTACGCCGGTTACACGCTGATAGCAAAGCGGTTGATGTTCCGCATCGCAAGGAAGATGCGGCGAGCCAAAGAGCATTTGAGCGCACACATGGCTATGGGAGTTGTTTCGTATTTGGGTATTCTGAAACATTGCAACAGCTACAATTTCAAAAAGGAACGGGTGTACCCGTACATCAATCAAAAAACATGCAGGAGGTTAATTTCAAATGCGAGCAAAAACAATCTACGCAGAACTTCCGTCGGCGTATGAAATCAAAGACGGGGACGCAGGACAGAAAATCATCTGTTTCCGGCAGAACATTGAAGAAATCGAAACCGAGGACGGGACGCAGTACACGGCAGACGAATACACGCTGACCGTCCCCGTCTCGCAAGCCCTGAACAAGCGGGTTGCGGACAACATCGAGGCATGGCGCGAAAGAGCCATGCAGGAAGATTATGACCGCGTCGCGGCAGAGGTCAGAGCCATCAGAGACAAGCTGTTGGCGGATTCCGACAAAGAAATGGTGCTTGACCGCATGGGGCTTGAAATGCCGACCGGAGTCTCGTTCTCCGCTTGGCTTGATTTTCTCAAGAAGCTCGGCGCGGCAGTTGCCGGACAGATGGCAAAATACCGTCAGGCGTTGCGCGACATCACGACGCAGGAGGGATTTCCGTATGATGTGAATTTCCCCGAAAAGCCGGAAGTATAACATCAGAGCGCACATATGAAACGATTCAATATCATTCATACCGATGGAGACGAAATGTGTACCGTCGTTTTCCGCACCGATTCTGCCGATAGTTGCGACGATGCGGGAAAGAACTCCACCGAATTGTGCGTCTGTGTTAGATACACCGATGCGCTCGAAAAAGATATAGAGTCGCGCTACGGCGACTGGCTCGAACTGGCTTTGGAGACGCGCAGAAAGGAGACTAAAATGACACTTGACGAAGTGGCGGTTATCGCAATTGAAGCGCGTGACAGAGCCAAATCCAATACGCACAGACTCGACGAAATCCAATCAGAGCGTAGCGAGCTTACTCACAACATGAACCGGATGGCGACGGCGGTTGAAGTTCTGGCAAACGAACAGCGGCATCAGACCGAAGTACAGCAGAACACAAGCCAGAAAATCGAGAAAATCGAAAAGAAAGTTGAGAGCATAGAACTCGCTCCGGCGGTTGAAGCAAAAGACATCAAAAAGGAATTTTTGAAGTCGGTCATCGGCGTCCTTGTCGGGGCGGTTCTCGGCGCGATTCTCGCACTCATCATCAAAGGCGTATAAGCCAAAAAAAGAAAGGATTGTACCATGAAAAAAGAACAGCTTATCAAAAAGTTTACCAGCAGAAAATTTCTGCTTACGCTCGTTGTAAACATTGCGGCAATTGTTGCAATCATCGTCGGAGACAGCGTCATCGTAAATGCCGTTGCCGGACTCGTGATGGCGGCAATCACTGCGGTGTACTGCATCATCGAGGGGAACATCGACGCAAAATCGCTGAAACAGATGACGGACGCGGCGGCGAACGCGGCGGGCGCATTTGGCGCGGACGATAAAACCGTCGATAAAATTGAAAAGGTCGGAGAAGCCGTAGGGACGCTCGTTGGAGACGCGAAAGCGCCGGACGGCACGGAAGAACAGGAATAACATAAAAGACCCCGTATCAAGGTTTTCTGCCCTGATACGGGGTCGCTTTTTACTTTTCTTGCTGTTTCGCTTTCTTCTTTCGCCGTATAATCATAATCGGGATGGTGATAGGAAACAGAGCAATGATAAACATCCATTTGAAGAACAGATATGTGCCAACAAAGACTACACCTAAGGAACCGC